CACTGAAATTCGCAGGAAAGGCCGACCCACCGCCAACCCCAAGTGAGTCTACGTCACTAATATTTGTCCAGCTTCTAGCGATTCTTAGTAACCTCTGGTCTTTACTCATAGCATTGTCAAACTCGTCTTGGACATCCCTAAAAGATATCGCAGCGGAACTTTCCTTCTTAATCCTACCAGCCAAAGAAATCTGCTTTGGGTTGTAATTCGTGTTAACAACCTTCGCACCGTCTTGTCGTGCAATCTTTAAGCTTTGCACGGTGTTTTGCGGAAGTGACCTCACATCAGTTTCACTGACCCTAGCCTTACCGCTACTCAAATTGTATGGTCCATATAATAACTGATCTGACATTACCCTCCTCTTAAATCTAAGTTTAATCTGTTTCCTAATCTTAACTCGAGTTCACCCACCAAGGCCTGAACTCTTTGTTCACTATCAACATTCAAATCACCCTGGATAGTTATGTTTACCCCGCCCACAGCTTTACTTGTTTCTCTAGCATTTAATACTTGTGAACCCCTTGGAAGGTTAACAAGTTCCTCTCCATCCTCACCAACCAAGGCAAGGCCACCTGGGGCAAAATTTGTCCCGTTTGCAAATGGCTTTATACTACTACCCACCGCTGATTTTAAAGACCCCGTTGAAAGTGCACTTGTCGCTTCATTTGCAGCTTTTGCCGCATCTGCGACACCTGTCTTCTGTGTTGCTAGATTTATCACGGCACCCCTAACCAGGGTATCGAAAAAGCCTTTTGTAAGTGCCTTGAGTGCTGGGAAACTGTCAACAATTCTTTTGAGTGTCCCAGATACCGTTACAAACATCCTCGCAAAGGCGAGCTGTAGTTCTGCACCGACAACAGCGAGTTGTGCCCCAGCAGCAGTAAACAACCCTGCGATAGACTCTCCTGCTATTTGTAAAGTACTTTTTAACTTATCTTCCTGTACAACCCCATCCCAATCAACTTCTGATCCGTTAATATTCTCAAGTAATGCGTCCCAGTCACCTGCCATTCCATCCATCACGCCACCAAAGTGATCTCCACCCTCTGTCATCTTCTTCTTCTCTTTGTCAATCTGCTCTCCTAATTTAGTGAGTCTTTCCTCGTGATTTTCTGCAAGTTTTTCTATATCATCTTTCAAAATATCTCTATTTATTCCCTTTATAACTTCGGCATGCTTCGTAAGAAGAGTTTCATCTTGAGTTATCTTGTTCTCTAATTCACTGGTTCTCTCTTCAAACGGAGACTTTAATTCTTCCGTCTCCTTCCCTTGCTCCTCCTTTAATTTATTCAAGGCTTCTTCCCCAAGCCTTTCCTCTTGAGCAATCTTTTCTTCAAGTGCTGCTATTTCTTCTGCACTTGCAGATCCACCAAGTAATTGCTTAAGAGCAATCAGTGATTTCAACGATGCAACCGTCTCTGCATTCTTCTTTTCTTGAGTCTCAACGGCATCTTTGTGATCAGCTGTCATTTCCTCCTGAGCCTCTGCGAATGCTTTTCTCTCCTCATCTAGTAGGGCCTTATTACTTTTAATTGCATCTTTCCTTTTGTCGACAATATCGATTAATTGCTCATTAAAAGCTTCGTTCTCTTTTTCAATTTCTTTGTTCAATTCTTCTACCCTCTTCTGTGCTTCCGCAAATGCCTTCCCAATATCCTTTGCAGCCTTCGTACCTTTTGATGACAATCCACCCAAGCTCTTACCAGTATCTTTTTTACTATCCGAGACTTTATTTAATACATCTCCAGACTCAGTATATGCGCTTGATAATTCGGCCTGTTTTGACATAGCACTCCCTATTAACAGTGCTAGCCCAGCCAATGCAATTCCCCAAAGACCAATCTGTAAACGTGATGCTATGACGGCCTGGTTTACCATTCCGAAAGACTTCACAAGGAAGATTAGTGCCTTTTGAAAGGCTATTATTTTGGATACAACAGAAAGAGAGACAGCAAGGGTACCTATTGCAATAGCAATCTTGAGGATTGTCCCTATCAATTCCTTGTTAGTTTTCATAAAGTTTGAGAAGCGATTGATAATAGGAACGATTACATTGGAAATTTTTGTTAATGCTGGGAGCAATGCAATTCCAATACTGTTTGCTGCATTTTGAAATGCTACCTTCATTTGTGCAATCTTATCGGCAGCCGTCTCAACATCCCCACCGTACTGCCCAAGTAGAACAGAACCCTGTTTAACGACCTCCTGCATAACCATTTGTTTTTGAGTCGCTTCGTCGAACTGCTTAATTGATTCTTTAACCGCATCTGGAATCAATACTCCAAGATTATCAAGGATTAGTGGGCTTCCTCGACCAATACCAGTAACAATGTTGTCAAAGGCTTGCGTCATAGTAATTCCCATGTCCTTACCAAGAACTCTTGCAGAGGCCATTATGGCCTTTAACTCCTCAATGTTATTTGTAACACCAAGAAGTGCCGCTCGGTTAGAAGCTGCCATCAGATCGATGTCTGAAATTGTCCCACGTGACGATTCCCTCAGTGCTCTCAAATTTGCCTGGACATCCTTTCCAAAACTTCTTATAAAACCCCTTTGGAGATCTAAACCTCTGGCTGCATCAGTTCCTAGCTTCAAACTAACAGCACCTATAGCAGCTAGTTTGAAGCCAGTTATAGCAGCCTGTTTACCAATCTTTTTTAATTCTGAAGAAACCTTATCTCTAAGATCTAGAATTATGCTTATTTTTTTTGCCATGCTTCTTACCCCCGTTCTGCTTGATTATTATATCGATCATTGTATTGATCCTGTATACTCTATATGGTTCTTCTAGGAATTCTTTCCAGCTTAAGCCAAACCGCTCTCGGTACACCATTTGTTCGGCGTACCGCTCTATCTCGGTTCTGTCTTCTTCATCATCTTCATCACTAGAAAATCCAAGGACTACGTCAGCAATTACTCGCTTGTATCTGTCTTCGAGTCCTGTTGACCTGACAATAAAAAATCTACACACTCCTTGTAAATCGTATATGGAAGCGTAGACACGCTCTTTACTGAAACAATCTTTTCTCCGTTAAACCCTTTCCCCTCAACGAAACACTTCTGTACTAGACTTTTAACCTGTTCTACACTCTCCACTACTTTGTCTTCGTCCGAACTTGCATTTAACCTCTGCATTTCTTCTACAGTAGGTTCTCTTAATTTGATATAACAACCCTTCCATTCTTCTCCATACTTGTCCAGGTTTAATATTTTATTTAGAATAAAACTCATTTTATTTTTTTATTATTTTATATACTAAGGATAACTTACTGTTGCATTAACAAGCTGTGCTGTTGATACCATGGCATTTCCGCCTGATAAATCAGCATTTGCTCTAAATGATACAGTCTCAGAAACAACCTCGTCTAACGCCCAATTAGGCTCCCAGTCAAAGAAATCAACCTTTGGCATTCGGAACTCTAAACTTGGGTTTGTAGAACCAGCACCAATTGTTGCATCGGTATTTGTCCACTTTGCAGACATCGCTCTGTATGTACCATTTCTCATATACTCTCTAACTGTTGTGTTTTCATAGTTCAAACCAAATGAACCTTCAACACTAAATGGCCCGACCAAAAAGTCTTCTGGTTCTGCCGTACCTAACGCATCGTCAGTAATAATATTATTGCTAAACGTTAAGGTAAATGACTTCAGGCTCAATGTTGAAGCAGCGGCTAAACCTGCAAGGTTTGCTGCTAACTTTATAGCTAAATGCTTTTTTGTGAACTTATCCTCTACAGAATAAGACGGTGTCGCAGAAGCCCCTCTTGAGGTCCTACCCATGAATCCAGCTGAAAACCTAAGGACATCCTCTAGTTCTGCTGAAAGCTCCAATGAATTTAAAGCAACTAAACTATAACTCTCCGTTTTATCAGGATCCTCTATGACAAATGTCAATGTATCCTGCTGAGAATTTGTGTTATCTAATGAGAATGAGTGAGTATAAGCCTCATCTACTGGCCCTGCCGTGCTTACTGCACCAAACAAGGTAATTAGAAATGCCCCGAAGGAGTCACTTCTTACCTCAGCTCCAATATCACCTTCTGCCCACTTTGACAACACATGTGCTTGTTCCCCATCTTCCCTCGTTCCTAATGAAGAGTTTATTCTTACCTGACTTATCTTGTCAGCGAAAGAAAGATCAACTCTAGGAACCCAAAAAGCTGGTGCAACTGGAGTTCCTCTTGAACTCTCTATTCCAACTCCAAGGTTAACTAACCTTCCTATATACTTACTCACTTCCTAAATATTATTAAATTTACTTATGTTCTTACGTCTACTGCAATTCGAATACTTACCCGAACTGTAGACATTAATAACTCTGCCTTACCAATTTGGCCCCAGGCACTCGGGGTCGCCCAAATGTTTATAAATGTATAACCACTTGGTAAATCTATACCTATTGTTCTTGTACTCTTTCCTTTCTGATCTTCTTCATCAAAAAGGTTGATAACATCATCAACTATAGGTTCCAGCCTATCAAAGGCTGAACTTATATCTCCTGTTTTTGTCTCATACAGGAGAATAATGCTAAAGTCATAATTCCTTATGTTCTCAGCATTATTCTCATATTCATCAGAATTCTCAGCGTCGTTTATTATTATCGCAGGGTAACCACTCACGTTTAGAGTCGGTGATGCAGATACTTCCTGGACATTGTTTACTGTCTCCAGTAAAGTCTTAATTTGTGGTCTTAATGTATTGTATGACACTACGATATATCTACTAATAATCTAATTTGAATAATAATTGGGACAAGTAATAATTGTTCTCCTGGAACTTCATTCCACTCTCCCTTTAAAACCCTAACATCGAGAAAGATACTATTTGCAGGTAAATCCTGCCCTATTGTCCGTGTTTGACTATCATTCTCCTCATCGAACTTGTCAATAACTTCGTCCACAATACCGTCTAAAATACCAATAGCTACTTCAATTGTAGATATCTTTGTTTCATAGAAAAGAGAAACATCAAATGCGTATGTTCGTTCGTTATCGCCTTGCGTCTGATAAGCACTCCCGTTTGTAGCTGGGGTTACTGTCACAGCAGGATAACTATTGAAATTTAACTTTGGACTCGACGAAACCTCTGCAATATTTGTTATTCCTTGCAATACTTCTGTCACTTGAGCCCTTAGTACTTGCCAACTCATTACGTTCCCCTAAAAATATTAACACTTATAAACTTTGAGAACTCACTGCCAGACTTCTCTATCTCTGCCTCTACAAGCTTTACAGATGGATTTAAGAATGGCCTACCCTTTACAAACGGCCTCACTAATTTCTTTCCTATCTGTGCAACATATCTACCAGGTTTCTGTGCATGCCCATCGTGTACTGGTAGAGCATAATCAACATCTGGCCCAACCTCTATTAGATCTTTCTGTGTTTTAAGAACTCTTACCGATCTTGCCATTTCACCAGTCTTAACAGCACGATGATTACCAGTTAAAATCTCCCTTCGTATGATAGCTATTGTTTTAACTCCCATCTTCTTAAGGAATAACTGTGCTCTATCTGAAAATTTTAAGGTCTTTAAGTTTTTCCCTAATTTTGTTAACTTCTCCGTACCCCTAATGTTCTTAGGCATTGTATTCTTCCACTAATAACTCTAAATGCATGTTATTGCTACCTACATAATCTTTGTATGTTGCCTCTCTGACAATATATCTTGTACCACGCTCATCAACACCTATGTCCTCCTCTTTTATCCCGGCATTCAAATCCATGTAAATAAACCAAGCCCTCTCTTCGATAATACCCAACTGAGTACGTGTTTCACGTGAAGCCTCTTGAATATGACAATCAACCGTAGCTGTCGTAGTATATTGTTTCTTATTATTACCAATATCTTTCAGCCTACTGAATACAACCTTTTTTCCGAAAAAATCTCTAATCGACATCTTTCTTTTTATGAACTAATCTATGACACTGTTGGCAGAGAGTTACCCCATTTCCAACCTCCCAAAGGATTCCACAGTCCATACTGTCCTCTAAAGATTCCACTTCAAAGTCTCTTAGTATCTGTGCCAATCCATACAAATGGTGTGCGACAATATAAACCCCTCTTGCTCTACATGTTTGGCATGTCCAAGCATCGCGCTCGAAGATACTATTTCTCCACTCCTTGTATCGTATAGACTTTCTAACAGTCTCATTCAAGGATGAGATCTTGTTTACCTTCCTACTTTCCCCCCTCTGCCTCTTACTGATCGCTTCACAGTACTCCTTGCTATGCTTCCTTCCTTTATTTGCACGAGATATCTTATCTTTCGTTTCCTGCGATCTCTTCTGCCCCGTTGTCTTAGCAACCCTCTTCGCAATTGTCTCCTCGCTCTGTTTCCTACCGGTTAACAAACGGGAAACATCAGCATACTTACATTCGTTCGAACAGTAATGATACTGGCACTTCTTGACACACGCCAACGACTTTTCAAAGATCTCACCACATTTTGTACAATTTACTAGTACTCCCATAACCTTATAGGAAAGTTGGGGCAACTACTGAATGTGCCTCTAACCTTCTGTACTTGTCTAAAATTACCTGTGCGAATGGAACCTGCCTGAACCTAGTAACAACAAGATCCATAATTCCAGACCTGTATGTCAAACTAAAATCTCCTATCCTCTCCGATTCCACGTTAGGATCCTTGCCCCTATCAAACCAAATTGATTTCATTAGATACCATACTGCAAACTCTAAGTCAGCAGCCCCAGTATCGGCAAGAAATGTCGTTATATTATCAAAATCATATCCAGCTGTGTAAATTACCCTATAATTATTTCTACCCTGTAGAAATCTCTTATCTCCGGCACCCCTTACGGTACCTTCTTCGTAACTTATAAAGTAGAATTTTGTCTCCCAGGTTGTCCACTGATCTTCATTAAATGAAGTATCTAACCCCTGCAATGTAAATTCTTCCGAACTATTTACTGGATAATTTATAAGTAACAGTGAATTGGTATTCTTACCATCATGTAACTCATTCGTGTGAACCGTCTCAACAAAGGTTCTTCCACAATACTGTCTCACAAACTCAGAAACAACTGACACAATAACGCCAATGACTGCATCACCAGCCGCATCTGTTGTTATGTTTGCGTAGTTCTTGAATCTCTCGACCGTTGTTAGGTCCATATCTACTTAGTTTTGTAGAATTTAGTCCCTATGTTCAACACCTTTGAATCCTTTTTGACCTTCTTCTTTCGTCCCTTCTTGGACTTTTTCTTTTTGACCACTTTTTTAACGAGCTTCCTTGGCTTTGGTTTTTCAGCCTCCATCATCTTCGATACCTTTTTAGGTACGACCACTTCTTCTTCAATTACATTTTCATATAAAGCTGCAAGTCCAGCATCAATCAAGGCATGTGCCTCGTTTGGTGTGACCTCTCTAATCTCACCTTCCTTAAATTCTCTATGGTCTCCGACCATTACTATTCTTTTCATTTACCAAACCGATAAACTTATATATAACCTTCTAAGTGTTAAGGAGTCGCCCTCGGACTCCTCAACCCTCAAGAGGTTAGAGGTTGTTAGCCTTTACGAATGCTCTAGGAATGATTGCTTTTCCATCCACTCTTTCCACAGCTTTGATTTCTAATTGATCTCTCTGCCATGCTTCAGCGCCCTCAGTACTTGTTCTGATTGTTATCTGTTGTCTATCACCGATTACATACTGTTTCCAATCTCCGAAGTATAACTCCTTCTGATTTAGATCGTTCTGCTCGTAAATAGGGTAACCGTATAACATATCTGGGAGTCTCTGAGTTTCCCCAGATTCTCTCACTCCGTTTCTCCAAATATAGTTGTTATTACCATCTTTGAGTGTTCGAAGTTGTTCAATTACTGTCTTGTGTGCTGTAAAAGCGGCTTTATTAGAGTTTCTAACTGCCTGATCAGGTGTATGAATTAGTGTCAACACATCATCAAATGTGAGGTTTCCACCAGCATCAATAGTCGTCAAGGTCTCTAATGAGATACCTCTTGGCTGTCCTGTTCCGGATCCTGTGAAGAATGCTCTGTCTTCTGCTTCAGCGATTGCTTCTGCAAACTGCTCGATTATGATCTGTACTAGATCAAAGTTAGCATCTGCAAGCAACTCTTCTGACACAGGGATTCTACATACCAGCTTGTTAGCTGTGAGTGTTTTTTGGTCCCACTCAATAGAAGTTGTTGTCTTGGTTTTATTTTCACCAATCCAATAAGCTTCTGGATTTGTAGACTGTGCAGGTATTGCTAAAGTCTGTGAAGACATAGGCATAATTCTTGCGAGTCGTCTCATGACGGATAGGTCAGGGAGAATTCTAAAGATTTCGTTAGCTAGAGGGGTTGGAACTAAGTTCCCACCATCAGCAGCTACACCTTCAGAAAGCGCCTTTCTAATTCCTTCTCCTTCATAAGATCTGTCTGTAAGAGACTTGAAATAAAGAACAAGCTTGTCATCATCTGACAACTTACCGAGATCTTTCTGTGCAGGATACTCAATTGCTTTAAAGCCTTCTTTTTGAGTGTAGATTGTTGACTTGATTTTATCTTTGTCAGCAGTATTCTCTCCACCCATCTTCTTCATCATCGTCTCTGCTAGAATTTCGGCAGCTTTTTCAGCAGCCTTTTCTAAGTCGATTGAAGTTTCGACAGTAGCCTTTTCCTCCACTTTCTTACTCTCTTTTTCTAATTTCTCTTCTTTCTCAGCCATTACCTCGCGGATCATGTCTTTTATTGTTTCGTTTTCCATTGTTATTTTTCCTCCTTTTTATGAGATTTTTCAACAGACTTACTGTCCCCAACTAGCTTTTCTGCTAATGCAGATCCGACTTTATTGACAAGGGCGACCGTAAGTTCCTCTTGTGATTTGTATGCAGGCTCTTTAGCCTTCGCGCTAAAATTAATTACTTCTTTCTCTGCTTTTGCAGTCTTTATTTCTTTCATAATAGTTGTCAACATTTTCTTGGAATCTTTCTCCGCTCTTGCGAAAGCCATATCCTCTAAAATTTCAAACATCTCTTTCAGTTCTTGTGTCTGGACTAATCTAAACTCTGGTGGTGTCATGTCGAACTGTTCATAATGTTTTACAAGGTGATTGTAAATTCTCTTCTTCTCTGATTCCGGTACATCAACTCCACCTCTTGCTCCTAATAGAGCACCCATTGCTGCAACGACACCTCTCCATACTGTGATAAGTGTTTTACCTTCTACATCGTGATGTGGAAGCTTGTATGAGCCAAGCTTATCTTTGTTCTCTACGTCGTACCATGTGAATAATTCCTTGTATTCGTTCCAATCCAAATCCTCTTTTCCACCTGCCCACTCAGTACCTCTCTTTTCGGCTGCACTTGCAGACCATTTCTTAGATTCTGGTGCTGGTGAGTATGCCCTAAATGGAACAACTGCCTTCCCTTCAACGAATTTCAATGCTCTCTTTCTAGTCAATTCCAACCCTTTTTTAGCTCTCTGTATGAAAACTGCACTTTGTAATGCTGGTACTGGAACCAAACTAATTTCTAAAAGCTCTTGCTTTGTGTATGTATTGCCATCTCTTTCCTTTGGTAAAAACCCAACAGAAACAGCGTTAAGGAATCCCTCTTCAACCAATCTCTTTAGATCTCTTGCAAATTGCGTTACCTCTTGGAATACTGGTCTAAATGTTAATCTCTTCTTTCCATTAATTTTCTGGACTTTTAGATCTTCAACTCTACCTACTGGGACACCATCACCCCTCATATTGTGATACCAAAGCATCACTGGGTTCAACTTGAAATTGTCAAGCTCCCAACCTTTAATACTTAAAACCTCTCCCTCTCTATCCTCAACCTCTTCTGACGCAATAACCAACATTCCATCCTCTTTCTTTTCAATAGAACCAGTTACAGATTTTGCCTCTGTTTTATCTTGATTCTTTGAAAGCCATTCCTTCGCCTCATCCTTTGTCCATTCCTCTTTATCAAATAAGTAGGTCTTAAACTGTTTGGACTTAGGCTCAAATAAACCCTTCAATCCCTTTGTTTCATCACCATCCCTATCCGCTGTAATATCTACAGTATCTAACTTATCAAACTCACCTTTGAACTTTTTATTAGAAAGTGTGTGAAATTTATCAAGTGTCTTTATCTCAGCCATTTGTTTGCATCAAAACTAATTTATAATATCCCTTAATAGCAATATAATTCTTACTATAGGTTATTATGCGATATATATAGCACTCCTGTCAAACAATCTCTGTAGAATCTTCTCTAAGATAGCTTACTTCTTTACTTTCTTTGTAGTATCAGCTAGGATTACATCCTTCTTGATACTGTTTAACTGGTTCTGTAACTTTATTGCAACCTGAAGTATTGTACTTGCAGAATTCAGGTCGCTTGTAGAGGTGTTTATAACAGCATTTAATACTATTTGCCATTCCTCTCGTGTTAATTTAATATCCATAATCATTTCCTATAAGTTAAATATCTAAATTTTCATAAGTAATTGTTTCTTTTGCTTGTTTATACCTCCACGTATTTACCGAGTCCTTAACCAGTCTTAAAAGAACAGCGTTGGCAAAATCTTTTTTATTACCTTCCTCGTACCCGTGTTGGGCACAAAAGTCGTCTAAAAGTTTTACCTTTTGTTCTGTGGTTAAATCGGATTCCTCGTTTATATGACCTATTATGTCTATTGCCATTTTACTAATAATAAATTTAAGCGGCTGCAATTGTTGTTACGGTTCCAGAACTACCCCTAAACTTCAAGGCACCCGACTCTACATACAGAAATCCCCCTGCGGTAGGGTTGCCTGTTGGAGCTGTGCTCACATCCCCAATAAACACACCCCTATCCATTGATTGCCAGTTTGGGGAGGTAGCTGTCAGTAGTGCGATATTTTCAGTAGTTGCCGTAGCGTCTGTAAAGAACATGTACGGGAGAGTGTCCCCCTCTACTCTAAAGTCCATATCATTTGCATCGTCATTAGCTACAATCTCATCAGTGAAAACAGTAAAATCATTTGTATTCCCATCAACGCCAAGCGAGAGAAACTGGTCAGCCCCATGCCTATAAAATAACATTCCAGCAAAATCATCATTACCTGATTCATAAAACTTTATTCCTGTTGACTTGCCAACACCAGCTATAAAACCAAAGTTCATATTCTGGTTATTCTCAAACAACATATAATCTTTAGCTCCAAGGTTAGCCGGCATATCTGGAACTGCCCCATCAGCACCAACAATGTGAACTGTTCTGATAGGAGAAACTGTACCCACACCAAGATAGCCGTTATCAGTATCAAAATAAAACTGTGTAGCTGCACTATCATCGTCAAACTGAATTGAGTTTGGAGAAGAGAAAACCATTCCATCTAAGCTTGCAGACGTTAAAATACCACCTTTACCAGCCCAGTTAGCCACAGAGAAGTTTTCACCAAACGATTCAATAAACATTGAACCTTTGTCAGTTGTTATCTGCGCTCTAACACCAGCCGAAGCCCCTGTGTTTGTGTTAGTAAGGGTAAAAGCATCGAATAGAGCGTTCGTTGATTTGGTAACATTTATAACTTCACTCGAAGTAAATCCTGCTGCTGTTAGTCGTCCACTTGTCGAGTCATCACCATTATTAATCAAGTAGTCTGTATGTGCTTGAGTGTTATCTTGCGAGTGAGTATAGGCTGCATCCCAATTATCTAGCTTTCCAGTAGGCATTAATCCATTTTGGACATTAGTTGCATCTCTAGTTGCTTCTGCGTGTTGTGCTGATGTCAAATGATAATACTCGGCTGTTGTGCCACCCTGTAGTCCTGTTGTGTTATTGTGGGACACAGTGGAGCCAAATTCTACCCAGGCTGTACCATTGAAAGTATAGTTTGTATCGAGATCTTCAACCCAAACAGTGTACCCCTCATTTGGTATAGTTTCGTCCCAAGTCGCACCGTTGTATTCATAAATATAATCATCAGTCCAGCCATTAGCTGTAGCAGTAGAAATATATCTATCACCTGTAGAAGGTGTGCCAGGTAATCCGCCTGTAGGATCAAAGAAGTTTATTACGCTTTGCTGCCAATCTAATCCGGCAATGGCACTATTCATTTGATCTAATCTAACTAGATGATCATTATTTGTGGCATTATTTGAGCTTGAAACGTTGACGAATGTTGGTGAAGCTGTAGTTTTAACATCTTGGTGAGTGTTGGTAATGGCATCGTGATCAATATCGGTGGTGAGGTTATGAGTATTAAGAAGCGCATTATGATCAATTGCGCTATCATCAGTTTGAATAGTATCTGCATTAACTGTAATTCCTGTACCAGCTCCAATATTTAAAGTTCTAGTAGCAGCAATATTTCCGCCACCAGTTAAACCAGCACCAGCAGTAATATCAACGCCTGAGTGAGCTACGTGTTCATCACCGACATAATCGGTAAAGGAATCGTGAGAAAGTGCATAGATATTTACTGGAGTAGTAATTGTTAAATCTTCAAAGGTTGGACTAGCTGCCACCTTGACATCCTGATCTAACCAGCTAGACATTTCTAACATTCTAGTAACCGTAATCGAATTTCCATCAACTATATTATCTTGAAGTGTTAAATCCTCTGTGGTCAGTGTACCGCCTATGAGTGTTTGACCTCCTGCGAGTCCTGCTAAAATAGGATAACTTTGAACTACGCTTAATGGAGTAGAAGGTGTCCCCAGCCCTGTTAATGTCGTGTCTGAAGTCACACTTGTTAAATAATTTCCAGCAGGTGAAGTTGTTTGGCTTGAACTTGTACCAGTAATTTCAGAGACCTCAATTAATTTCCAATTACTAGATTTGTATTGGATAATTACTTTGTTTGTAACAACAAGCTCAGGTAACAATCCCCTTAATACACCTATGGAGACATCCTGTGGAGTTAGGGCTTGGAAATTAGACAAGGAATTATCCTGTTTTTGACCTTGAATAAATAAATATCTAAATTCCTGGGAGCTTGTATCAGATGCCATAGGTATACAAAGCACCCATACAGCCATATAATTGTTATTAGACATTAAAGTTTGTTGCCAAGCACCACCCGTGAATTCATTCCAGTATGGCCTGTTTGTACTAAGTGGAACTATATCTGCTTGATTAATATTTACATTGACATCACCACCACCGGCACCACTTAAATAGAAATTAGAATAAGAACTATCGTTAAGAACTGGACTTATTGTTGGTAAGTCTTCGTCATACAATAGTGTTGCCTCAACACTTGGCCTCCTATCAGCAGCAGTCGTACTAGCTAAAGTGTAATCCTGTAATGCACCGCCACTGCGTCTATATGTGCCTGTTGTTTGATGAAACTCTCTGTGTGCTTCCCAAGGCATTAAACCGTGACATTCTCTTAAATAAACCCACGTTGAGTTAGTGCTATCATAGAATGCAAAGCAAACCAACAAATCTTGATAAAAAGTCTCTGTAAGCCCTGAAGAATCCAACCATAATATGGCACTACCATTATAAACTAAGAGATATTGTTCATTTGTATCAGTTCCATGTGCAGGAGAAGTGTAACCACTAACGATTGTACTGTTTTCAATTCCTCTATAATAAGCACTGAATGTTCCAGTCAAAGTAACTGTTCGTGTTGCACTATCACCCGTAATAATAACGTCTTCAGCCGTTGTAAAACCTGTAGGCTCTTTTGTGTAATCATTCTGATTAAACAGATCCCCACTGCGCTGATTCACACCGTCAATTATTTCTTTTATGCAATTACTCATGTTTAAGCATTTTCATACCAATAAAAATCTACATCTATCCATTTCTCTTGTGCATTATTATTCACCATCTTGAATAAGTAAATTGAGTTAGTCTTAGCTTGGATCTCGTAATTAAGCTGATTACTTACACCAGCGCTTTTCCCCACACCAACTTTGGCGTGCCAAATTTCCGTACCCTCATCACTTACAGTAGGATTGGCAAACGGTGAAAGTTCTGGAGTATTGGTGCTGTCTTGGTCGTTGTTCTGTGCAGTTATTGGCGTACCATCAGCACTTACGGCAGCATCTTTGAATATGCTTACATCGAACTCCGACTCTGCGTCCAGTGCAACAAAAGCATGTATTCTTGTCGAAGTGTTGGGTGTCCTAAATATAAAATAAACAGTCGTACTTGCAGGAATATCATAGACATCTTTAACAAAATAGTGGTTACCATCGTTCATTACAGATTGCCTGTATTGTAAAATCTTCAAGCTGCCAGACCTCTCATCAACTTCAGCCACATATCCGTTTGCATCGACTATCTGGGTCTGTGAATCAGGACTTAAAACTGGCTCTCCTGCCAACCCCGCAGCACCCTGTTTCACCTTTTTGAAATCCTTAACAAATTGAGCAACCTCTAGTAGTAGAGATTTTACATCAATGTTGTCTTCAACTAATTTTTCTTCAAAATTAGCAATCTTCCCAAGTATCTCTGCATTTGGGTTTGAATCCTTTATCGCAGATACAATCCGCTTTAAAGTTTGACTGTCATTATCTCCAACAACATTTGTTAACTCATCTCTTATCTCTTCGAGTTTATCCATTTCCTAATGTCATTTCTAATATTGGTTAAATCTCTAATCATTGTCTCAATATTACTGTTCTGCTTTTTCGTTGTTTCTATCAACTCTTCTAACCCACTAACCTTTATCTCGTCTGGAAACTTTACTTCTTCTAGATTTGTAATCTTAACCTCGTCTTTTGGTTTGATTTCTTTTAAATTTGAAATGGAAACCTGCTTCAATGGTTTGGTTTTATTCCTAACCCAAACACTTAACTCCTCGGGGAAATCTATTTTGCTTTCTTTTACAGCCTCTAGTAATTTCTCTAAAAGTTCGAACATGTAGGGCTCTCTAATAAGCTCGTCCTGAGCTCTTTGTTTCCTCTCCGCTTTCCTAACTACAATCTGCCCACCCACCCTCTTTTTAATCTCCTCTATTGATGATCCCATCTACTTTGTCTCTTAACAATTTAAACTCTTTTTTAGCCTTTTCAGTGATCTTCTGTGCAGACTTTTTAGCTTTCTCTATAATTCCATCAGCTTTTTGGTTGGCACTGTCTATCTTCTTTTTGTTTTCTGCGGCTATCTTCTCCTTATCGCCTTCCAACTTCTTTACCTCATCCCTTTTTACCTTGAAACTTTTATCAAGAAGATCAATACCACCTTCAAGCTCTTTCCTTCTTTCATCGGCTTTCTTCTTCAATTTATTTTCCTGTTTCTCCAAAAATGCATCGTAATCACCTTTAATAGATGCCTCTTTAGCCCATTTCTTTTCATCTAAATTCCCAAGCTCCTTTTCCCTCTTAACTAGAAGAGTTTCAAGCTTTTCTAACTCCTTTTGCAACTCGACAAAACTATCGTCCATGATAGCTTCTTTTTGAATTTTGTCTTCTCTTACCTCTTTTTCCTGTTTTGCTACAAGTTCTTCTGTTTTATTTTTCATTTCTACCTTCAAGTCCTTTAAGTTCTCTCTCGCTTTTGAAACTTTTTCATTGATGTTGTTTAGAGCTTTATTCTTCTTTTGGACCTTAGTCTCTAATCTGTTCAGGTCTTTTTGCACTAAATCTTCTGCAAAACTCTTTTCTATTAACAATTCTTTTGCAACTCTTTCTCTCTCTTCAGTTAAAGTCTTTTTCTGCTGCTCAATAATGTCCTTCTTAACACCATCCCTGTCTTTCTGTAGACTCTCAATATCATCACCGAGACTCTTGATTTTTGCCTTTCTTTTAGCCAATTCCAAATCGGACTCTAAAAGAGACTTCTCCATATTTTTCTCCATTAACGCCTTTTCTGCATTCATAATTGCAGTTTCCTCTATAATCCTTTCTTTTGACACTTCTTTCTGTTTCACTAGAACATCCTTTTTCTCTTGTGCAATATCTTCCTTTATACTAGCTCTAACCTTCTGTAGTTCTGAAATCTCTGTAGTGACCTTGCCTAGTTCCTTAGTTAATTTCTCACTCTTTTTCTTGATAGATTTCTCAATCAAACCTTTTCCAGCACTTACAATAGCAGTTTCTTCAATCATTTCTTCCTTTAATTTCTTGCTAGCCTCTTTCTTCGCCATCTTCGTTTCTAGTTTCACATCCTTCTTAATAGAGTCCCTTGTTTTCTGAAGATCTAACACTTCCTGTTCAATCTTCTTTGTTTTCTCTGATGCATCTTCTTCTATTTTTAAAGTATTTTTCACTACCAAGTCTCTCTCAGCATTTGCAATAGTCGTTTCTTCAATCGCCCTTTGCTTTTGCTTGACCTTTTCATTTTCCCTAGCAATTTCAGTTTCACGTGAAACTTCCTTTTTAATCCCTGCCCTAACCCTTTGAAGTTTTTGGATACCTTTATCCACACCATCCAAGGTATCTCTACCGTCTCTTATACTGTCAATCAAACTCTTGTTCTCTACTTTAATCTCCTGTTCAACAATAGCTTTCTGCTCAATTGCTCTCTCCTTTGTTTCCTTGTCCATTTTTTTAAACTCAGTTTTCACCATTTCTTCAACTTCTCGTTTAACAGAATCCCTTATCTCGACTTTCTTATCTTTCAAATCAGAGATCTCTTTACCACCCTCATCTATCTTCTCAAGCATCTTAGAATAACTCTTCTCAACAATCTTCTGCATGACACCGTCATACACATCTTCAACTCTTTTGTCGTTCTTTTCTTTTGCATTCATTCCAATACTTCTTAAATCTAATGTAGTCAGAGGAAGCATTGCACATCTACAGTTTACTGTGTTATCCGCACTTCCAACTGGATCAGTAGGATACATGAGCTCCTCGCCACCAACTATAAATGGTTCGTCAAAACCGACAATCTGTCCCTCCGCCTCTTGGTGGGCAATCCTGACCTTTTCATCGCCAGCAGTCAACCATTCCTTTGAAACGACTAACCCAGTCTGTGAAAAAGCCAACCAACTTGCAAAATTAAATGCCCTCCAAACTTCTGTCTGTGAAATTGTTCCGCCTCTACCAGACCTTAGCGAGTTGTAGACCTCATTAACCAAATCAACGACCTCGTCCATAGTAAGGCCAGCAACCAAGGCGTCTGCGATTTATCTTTTCAATCTTTTCCCTAGTTGTTCTGTTAACACTATCTATAAATACTATTGAGAGAATTATTAAAAATTCTGCAATTCTATCATCATCGTCATCAAACTCACTATCAAACCCAAACTCATCCAAAGCACTTTGTCCAGAAGAATCAATTAGATCCTCAATGAATGGGAAAATCTTTTCCTCCCACCTCTTGTTTTCTTTTTCCAATGGGAAAAGAAATGTGCTTGGGGTAATCTTGTTCTTGGCGAACTTAAAATTATTAGAATGATCTTCAATCTTTTTAATAACGATTGCCTCTTGCTCGGTCGCCAAATCTGTAATTATATCTAATAGCTTCCCTTGTGGGACACTATTCCTCGCAGCAAGTTGCTTCCAGAGTGCATCCTTATACTCTTGACTATAAACCTTTTTCACTTCGCTTTCATCGAGCTGATTCTTTCTCATAAGGCTCATAATTAACGTCTTTGCAGGAGTTCTTAACTCCTCTTTTAACTGCTGTTTCTTTATTGACTTTAATGATTTAACTGGAATTGGAATCCCAAGGTTAATCTTCCTCTGAGGTCTTGGGGCTCTAAGCCCAAGATACTTAGGAGTTACAATTGCTTTCTTACTAGGTGATTTCTTCTTAAATATCCTACCCCACAATCCACTCTTTCCTTCATTTTCATCAATATCCTCGTCATCCTCTTCTATGTCTGCCGCACCATCATCTGTACCTGTCTCACCACCAGTTAATTCTAGTGACAAAGCCTCATCAGCAGCAGATCCAGGCATTGGTGTCCCAAGTGGTTGCATTGTGAATGGAACATAAATAATATCTCCACCTTCTACTGGTGGTAAATTCAACTCTGACCTAATTTCGTTTGGAGACATCCACCCATGCTTAGACGCAAGTGATAGAAACTCTGCTTGTGCAGCTGTATCAGCTTTTACAGGGTCAACAAACCCATAAAAAAGCCCTTCCTTCTCCGCACTTGGCCAATTTGTTAAATAAAATTCATTAAGCGCTCCAACAAAACTAACAAGTCGTGGCTTTGTAACCTTACTTGAATATGCTGCATTTGCAGCTTCCATTGAAGCTCTGTTTACGTCGTCAACAATTCCTAGATTAGCCTTAGAAGTATGCCATGCTGAAAGAATTTGATCCCTAAGGAACTCCTTAGATTTCAAATAATCCAATTCCTGCATATTCCTCTTCACCTCTATTACCTCCCAGTCCCCTCGAATCACTCCTATTTTATGTGCATTTCTTCTCCCTTGGAATTCTCTATAAAGAGATTCCATTAATCTTTTCACCTGTCCATCGGTAACACTGCTTTTTGTAACCAAAAAGAAATCTGGTAAAGCGTTGTTAAAAAAGAATTTTCTATTCCACTCGTCAGAAAATGTGTCTATGTCAATTGCTAGTGCAGCAGCTTGAACCTTTCCGTACCCTCTATATGGATTTCTTGGTCCAAATTCCTTCATGAAGATCACATCTTCCTTTGGAATCTTACAACTCTCTCCGTTGGTAGGCGTGTAATCGTAATGGTCTATATATTCAGTCTCGGAAGGAATGATCTGTAACCAATCTGGCCTTATTGGCCAAATTTCTACAGGTACACCTGTTCTGTCCCTAAAAAGAACCCATGCTGCCTCACCTAACAAATCCAAATAAATAGAGGTTACCTCCTTTAATTGAGGGAGTGTCATGAAATCATTAACATGTTGTAAAACAGATTTTGATTCGTGTTCAAAAACCTCTGTAACTTCTCTTGTCTCCTGACCATTGATCACTACTATCTTTCGTCTATATAGCTTGATCTCGACTTCAGCAAACTTCTTTGCTGATAGGTTAACCGCACTATAAACCCAACCAGTATAACCTTTTAAAAATTGCTCAGCATTCTTAGCTGGCTGTTGCGGTGTAGAAGCAGAAACAGAGCATAACTGCCCATTAACCGCTTTTACCTCTTTTATATTTTCATTTTCCATTTCTAGAAATCATCATCACGTAAATTAAAACTTCCAGGACTCCAAAACATTGGAGATGCATCCCCATCAATTGACTCATAGTACGTTAGTGCTAATGCGTCTCCGATGTCAGGACTACTCACACCCCTGCTCTTCATATCCCTTTTACTTTCCAAAACATATTGGCCCTTAGACGAGAACTTGAATCTAGGACTTGCTAACTCACCGCACAAACCCTCCGTGTACTCACGGGAATTTGGAACAGTAAGGTTAAGCCTATTCGCCTGTAATTCGTCTCTGACCATCCCATAAAGCCAAGCTCTAATGTTTGAGTAAACCTCTTTGTCTTCCTCCCTTGGAACAGGGAGAGCTACGTTTACACCAATAACATTATAACCTAACTCTATAAGACGTGCAACAGTCCCTGAGCCTTCACCAATTTTATCAACAAAAACATCACCAGCATCGAGATTAAACTGCCTAATCAACCGAACTGTATTCCCTGCAACCTGCATAGGATCTGTTATTTGCTGTCTTTCCACATGTATTATCTTTCCACCACACCTAATAAGCCACACGGCATAATCTCCACCACTACCAGCAGGGTCAACACCAAGCCTTTTTCTTCCACCCTCAAATACGTCAGAACCACGACTTCTTTCACATAAATGGAATGGTATGAATGTACTACCCAACATCTCTGGGAAATCACCCTTAACACGGATACGATACATGTCGCTATCCTCTCCGTACTTACTTTTCATTCTCTCTATGTATGTTTTACTTACACGATCACTGTCCTCACAGTTGATTGTAAAGTGTTTCCAATATTTGGAATCATCTGTGAAACATCTATAGAAATTACCTTCTGCCCTCGTAGGGTTCCCTGCGACAATCGCTCTGGAATTCTCACCAGTTAAAGCCCCCTCTATAGGTCCCCATATAGGATCATCCACACCACTAGCCTCGTCGACTAGGAAAAGAATGTTGTCTGCATGGAATCCTGCTAACGCTTCTGGTTTTCTCGCAGCCCTAAAAAGTGCGAAAGACCCTTTTTCATTCCCAGTAAAGAAGATTTTAGTCTTCCACCAAGTAACAATGTCCCTTAAAAACGAATTCTGTAGCCATTTGTTCACCTCTGGCCATAACACAGTAGTCAATTGAGCCTCCGTCGGTGCTGTACACGGAATTCTCACATCCGAATAACATGTAATAAACCATAAAATTATCCAAGATAGCAAAGTCGTGTTGTGCGTTACAGTAAAATCATTCAATGCAAATAAGCCATTACCATCAATTTCAAAGCCGTAATATGTCCCAACTCCTAGGGGGATAACATCAAACCCATAGTGTAATCGGCACCTTTGCTTAGTGATTGGTCTGTACTGTTTCCGCTTTATTCTTGTAGGGATACGGTCTACGTTTCTACTAATAAAAACGCGATGATAAGTCCCCACTCTCTTCTCACCCTTATATTTACATGATTTTTGTACTTCCCTAATCGTAGCGTGGCACCCCACCGAACGTGCCACCCAAACAATATCATCTGCTAACTGTTTATTTTTCTGTATAATTTCAAAAGAGCTAGTACCTAAGTACCCGTCGGAATCTAGTAATCCAGCTAACAATTCCAACCTCTGATCAATAGAAGAAGTCTTGTATATCTTTGGAATGTGTTTGTTTCCAATTAGATCGTAAAAACGTAAATCATTCATCATGTTATTTTGCCTTTGCCCAACCTCAGTATTCCTAGTCATGTAGTATGAAATTTCTCTGTACCTTTTCATAATCATTCCCCTACCCTCGCAATCTTCATACCAAGCATCCAGTATGGGCTGGTCTATATTGGTTATCTCTGGAGCAACGCTTGTCCCGTCACCGAGCCAAACCCCCAATATATATGGGTCAATTCCAAGTTCCTTTTCGCTAAATCTACAGGACATCTTATAACCAATATTTGTCCTTTGTCTTCTTCTACTCCATGTTAAGTATTCCTTAACAGAAACATTTGTTATATCACCACGCTTTTGCCTTCCATGGGTTTGCGATGCAACCAAACTAAGAATGTGTGACTCATTCACGTCATAATATTCACCACTCTTATATTTTATGCGATACATCTGCTCGTTTCCAGCCGCAGTTGATAGAACTTTCCTTGGCGTTTCATCATCACCCATTAGAAGATCTCCAACAACGACATCTTCCACCTTTTTCGCATCCCCACTATGCATCAAAATTACCGTCCCGACGCCAAAACATTTACCCACTCCATGGCCTGACTTTATAGCGATAAAGTGATTTTCTGGCAATGCCTTTAAAATCTCTGCTTGATTCTTCTCTGGTTCAACCCTTAATGCTTCTTTAACGAATGCTATAGGATCTCCCTTCCATTTCTCAATCAATTTTTCAATATCATTTAACTGTATATCCACAACAATACTATAAGATAAACCCATAATCTGAGCAAATAATCTTTACTACATAATTGCTGTGTGTTATCATAAATTATGAAAGCAAAATTAATTTATACAGATAAAGAAGCTTGTCATGTTAAATTAATCCCTCAAACAGAGGAGGAAACATTGGAGTTAGAAAGACTCGAATCAAACATGGCAATATTCCCAATTATTGAATATACTGCGAAGAAAGAGGCGAGGCTAAAAGACGTGACATTAGTTATGATGTCAATGCCTGAGGAACATCCCCTTTAGTTGACAGTAACTATGGTAAAACCTATAATATGGTGTTCTTAAGATATCTTCAAGAACTCCTCGGCGAAGGTTTTTCTCATATTTCCTTCGCCACTTTTATTTTTACCGCAAATGTGGTAAGATCTCCACATGATTACAGCACAAGATTTATACAGTTATATGATATGCCCACACAGAGTGTGGAGGGATTGTCATAGCTCGTTGAGAGAGAAAGGTACTGGTGACAATGAATTTATGAAGCTCCTGTGGGAGAAAGGTGTCACACACGAAGAGAAAATCCTCAATAGTTTTGACAAGGTCTTGGACCTCAGGAAGGGAAATTTAGTGTGGCGATTTGCGGAAACGATGGAGGCAATGAAGTCAAGAGAGCCTGTGATCTACCAAGGAGTGTTACAAAACAAATACATGTGTGGAATCCCAGATCTTCTCATTTTAGATGGTGATAGATATAAAGCAGTGGACGTGAAATCGGGTACAGCAACTAAAGAGAGGGGAAACTATATCAAGTATAAAAAGGAGTATGCAATTCAATTGTGTCTATACCAGGAATTACTTGAATTCCTAGGATTTTCTAACGAGCGGACTGCCGATATAATCGACATCACAGGTGACTCAATAACTTACGATCTAACGAGCCCTATAGGCTCTAGAACGCATCAATCTTTCTGGGAGTACTACCTAGAGCTTAAAGGGAAAGTTCTACTTATTAAGCAGATGAAGGACAACACGACTCCAGCATTGGCTGGGTCCTGTAAAATGTGTCCATGGTATGAAAGTTGTAAGAATTGGGTAGTAGAAAATGATGACCTCACCAAGGTTTTCTACGTTGGTAGAACAGTTCGTGATACGATACTGGAGGACACAAATGTCAGTAGTATAAGTGAATTCCTTGACCTCGATATTGAACGGTTATTAGAAGTCAAATCTAACAATAAAGAGTTTTTAAAGGGTATAGGGAGAAAGACCCTTGAGTCTATCTACAATAGAGCCAACGTTCTCAAAAATTCCTCAAAACCTGTCAAGTATGAAGATTTTTCACTCCCAGATGTTAGATATGAATTATTTTTTGATATTGAAGACGACCCTACACAGGATTTTGTTTACATGCATGGGTTTTATGTGCGAGACAATAAAACCAAAAAGGAAGAGTTCAAGGCATTTGTTGCAACTGAAATGACAAATGAAGCAGAGGAAAAAGCTTGGAGGGATTCTTGGGAATTTATCTGTTCTTACGACCCGAGTGAATTTGCTATTTACTATTATTCTGCACATGAGGAAACTTACTACAAGAGACTAGCAGCAAAATACCCCAAAATTACTACTGTACAAGAAGTTCACGACCTATATCGACTCACACAGGTTGTCGATTTATACTCAGATATTGTTCTACCATATACAGATTGGCCACTGAGTAGTTACTCCATTAAAGCTCTTGCACAGTTCCTAGATTTCAGCTGGAGAGATAAAACTCCATCTGGAGCACTATCAATTAGGTGGTTCAATGACTATATCGACAGTAGAGACGAGGATATCTTAAATAGGATTCTACTTTATAATGAGGACGATTGTATAGCCACAATGGTGCTTGTCGACGCACTTAAAGACCCGAACACATTCTCAAGGAACAAGCTTGTCTAGATTTTTATTCTGTGGTACAATTAATGTGATGCGGGGTGGAGCAGTGGTAAGGCTCATCGGCCTCATAAACCGAAGGTCGCCAGTTCAAATCTGGCCCCCGCAACTTCTTCCACAATAGACTCTTTTGGATTTATTCCTACCAATCCTCAGCCTGTAACAATGGGGTTTTAACATGAAAACCTTTCCACACCGCCCACACACACACTCAATTGGGTCGATCTTTTGCCTGTGTAACTTCGCATGTTCAGACTTTGTTAAAACCTCCAAGTTCTCTATCCGATTATTCTCTTTATTTCTGTCTTTATGGTGGACAACCTCAGACTTTGTGAGCAACCTGTTAAGCTTATTTTCCATAAGGACCCTATGCAATGGATAGAGTCCCGCTGAGTTACCCTTCGGATGGAAGGGTTCTGTTCTACAATATTTATAACCACCACCATTGCAAGTTGAAGTAATCTTAAACATATTTTCTTCTCAATAAATTTACTTATTAATTCTACTATAAGTTATTTCTACCCGCAAGCTATCCATAGGAGTTGCGAACATGCTTGGAGTATGGTAAGATATTTAAAATAAGTTAAAAAGGTGGAAATATGAAAATTCGCAATGGATTCGTAAGTAATAAGTTCAACATCAAGTTTTATAGTGTTCGGTGTTAAGATCGAATTCAATAAAAAAATTCAGAGGAAGATATTGAAAGCATTATATCCAAAAAACGCCGAACAAATTGATGGGCTTGAGGACGACGACGTGTCTGATTTGAGATATGAGCTTGAAGGGAAAGAGAGTAAATACGGCCTAGACTTCTTTGTTGAAAGTGATTGGAATTTTGCAGTCATAGGTAAAATACTAGAGGAGACAGGCTGCGACGAGGAACTTGGTGAAAGTAAAATAGAGATTACACCGGAAATGCTTGAGAACATAAAGACACTTTGCGATGAGCTAGGGATTAAAAAAGGAGATGCTCCAAAGATAATCTGGGGTACACAAATGGCTTAATTTTAAACAAAGAAACATGAAACTCGAAATAAGGGACCACAAATTAGCTAAATTCATGACGTCAGAAATATATAATTCATTCTTTGATAAAAAGACTGGATTTTTTATCCGTTGGGGGAAGACAAAGGATGACGACCCTGAAATGTGTCCTTTCGGCCCAGAAATTGCAGACATAGAGATCGCTACAACTTGCCATGGAGTTCCTACGGATGGAGTTGCGACTCCGTGTACACATTGTTATAAATCCAACAACGCTGTTGGTGAATATATGAAGCTAGAAACATTTGAAAAGGTTCTCGAGAAATTACCAGAAACAATCACTCAAATTGCATTTGGTATAGGGGATATTGATAGCAACCCAGACATGTTTAAAATATTCGCACATTGCAGAGAAAAGGGTGTAGTACCAAACCTAACAATCAATGGCTACGGTTTGACAGAGGAAATAGCTAAGAAATTTAAGGAGTATTGTGGGGCTGTGGCGGTCTCGCTTTACACAACAGATATTTGTTATGGAGCTGTTAAAAGACTTACTGATGTAGGGATGACACAAATCAATATTCACGCACTTGTTTCAGAGGAAACCTATGATGGTTGTATGCAAGCTATGAAGGATTTTAAAACAGATCCACGATTAGAGAAATTAAACACAATAGTCTTTCTAGGTCTGAAAGAGAAAGGTAACCGCAATACATACAACATTCTATCAGAGAATAAATACAAGACACTTGTAGAATACGCACTTGGAAATGACATTCGGATTGGATTTGATTCGTGTTCTGCACACAAATTTATTAAAAGTATCCCCAAGGATACTAGTGATGAGGAATTACAAAGAATCTTTCGAGTAGTAGAACCTTGCGAATCAACCTTGTTTTCTATTTATATCAATGTAAAAGGTGAAGTCTATCCTTGCAGTTTTTGTGAAGGTGAAAGTGGATTTAAACCCGTACCTATAATTGGAGCTAAGGATTTTGGTATTGATGTGTGGTACAACAAAGAAACTTTGAAATTCAGACACGATTTGCTCTCAAATTGCAGAGAATGTCCTGTCTTTACTATATAAATTTATCACCCGTATAAATGCAATTCACTTTAAACCGAGAAGAGCTTATTAAGTATGTTAACGTCGGGATCAGAGCAGTTAAAAAGTATGCTGGCGTTCCAGTCATGGCAAACTTCTTTCTAGAAGCTTATGAGGATCATGTAAAGATTGTCGCCACAGATATGGAGACAACATTTAGAGCGTCCATTCCAGCCGAAGTAGCTGTAAAAGGTGCTACAACCGTATCAGCGTCACAGCTTTCGAGTTTTGTGAAACTTACAGCTGGAGAAAATTTATCCTTTAGTATGGCTGGGAAGGTTTTAAAGGTAAAGGGGTTAAAAAGTAGTGTCGATCTTAATACAATGGAAATAGATAATTTCCCTAAATTTGATGAAATCGACACATCGTGGAAGAAATTTACACTATCAAAGGAGACGTTGCAAAGGGTTGCCAAAGAGGTGGTCTTTGCTTCTGCTACAGATGATGTGAAACCAGTTCTGCAAGGAGTGAAATTTGAAATAAAAGACAAAAGTATGAGTTTTGTGACGGCAGATGGTTGTAGACTATCAAAGCTCACAGTTAAATCAGAAACTATTGCAAGAAAAGGTATTTTAGTGCCAAGAAACTGCATTCTGAATGTTAACCAAGCTATCCAGGAGTTTGATACAGATGAGATTACCGTTTACAATAGTGATAAGTACATGACATATTTCAGTTTCGCAGGAATAGAAATTATCGCACGTGAAATCCAGGGTAGTTTCCCAGATTACAAGGGAGTTATCCCAGTATCTACACCGATCTCAGTACAGGTCAACGTCGAGGAGCTTGAAAGTGCGTTGAAAATTGCTAATATCATAGGTAAAAACACACTTGGGAATAAAATAACCATAAGGTTAGAGAAAAACTCATTGAAACTAATGGCTAAAATGAGTGATCTGGGAAAAAATGAAAGTAAGGTTGATGTCGAATACGACGGAGAAGATAAAACACTAGCCCTCTCTGGTAAGTATTTGGGACACTTCCTTAGTAGTACAGATGCAGAAACAATTGAGATATCAACTCAATCAGAGCTAGCCGTTATTAGATTTGATAATAAAGGTGATGAAAGTTACTTCCATTTAATTATGCCAATGAGACTATGAAGTACGAGAAAATATGGGTATTTGGAGATATCCATGGTTGTTACAAACCACTAGAAAAGCTTTTAAAAGAACTCCCGATTAAAAAAGAACACCAGGTTATCTTCTTGGGTGACTACATTGATCGTGGACCAGACTCAAAAAGAGTGATAGAAAATCTAAGAGGACTGAAGTCAGAAAATCCTCACTGGGTTTTTCTTGATGGGAACCACGAAGACATGTTTAGAGACTTCTATTTCAGACAATGCGCGGTGTACGCTCCCATGTGCTGGCAAATTAACGGAGGGGACGTAACAGAAAGAAATTATGGCAGAGTCTTAAGTTCAACACCAAAAGAAGCAAAATACCCAGAAGAGCATATAGAATTTCTAGCCAAGTTAGAGCCATTTTATGAAAACGATGACTATATATTTGTACATGCAGGTGTAAAACCAGGAAAAAGTGTGCAAGAAACCTCCAGAGATGATAGACTATGGATACGAGATGAGTTCATCGATTCAAACTACGATTGGGGGAAGAAAGTAATATTCGGCCACACAGCCGATGCTACTGCGAAGTATAATAAAAACCCGTTTGAAGCTTTTGAACCAATCATAATGGATAATAAAATTGGGATCGACACTGCTGTCTGTCCTCCAAGAAGTAATAAATTAACTGTTTTAGAACTGCCTAGTGAAAAATTCCATTTCGCAAATGCGGAGTAGTCTAATTGGTAGGACGCTCGGTTCTGGCCCGTGTAGTCTTAGTTCGAATCTAGGTTCCGCAATATGAAATATCTAAGCTTATTTAGTGGGATTGGTGGTTTTGAACTTGCAATCGGACAAGCGTACAATGATGTACCAAATCCCAAGGGGAGTAAACAAGGGTGGTTGGACGAACAGAGACCTCTCTCCACTCAAGAAGCTAAACGCATTCGAAAGGAATCCCTGAGTAAAGGGAAAGATTTCTCCCCAAGAAGAGGAAAGAAACTAGTAGAACGTAAAGATGGCATCTCTGGAACTATTACAGCCAACCAATCAAAAGAGCACTTCCTCAAAGAGAACGCACGTATTCGTAGGTTGACCCCAACGGAGTGTGAAAGACTACAAGGGTTCCCTGATGGATGGACAGAAGGATTGAGCGATACTCAGCGTTACAAATGCCTAGGAAATGCTGTGACGGTGAATGTTGTTCAAGCAATAATAATTAAAATGTTTAATCAAAACAATGGAATACAAGAAAGCAATAATAGGAAAAAAGAAAGTAAAGAAAAAGAAGAAAAAAAGTAAGGTCGATATAGATCTTGCAAAAAATCTAGAGAAAATGGCTTCAGATGGATATTTCAAGGAAGACCTTAAAGTACAGCCTGGCACATTCTCCTTGGATGATTTTAAGTAGTCCTTGACTTCTGTTTTATTCTGTGCTAAATTATTCATAATAAGTTTAGTCGTAGATTTATGAATATTGGAGAAAGAATGAAACACAATTATGAAAAGGTTTGGGACTTAAGGCTCCCAGCGAGAATGCCCGTAATTATCCGTTTGGATGGAAAGGCATTTCATACTTTTACAAGAGGAATGGAGAAGCCATTCGATCAGAATCTCACAAAAGCTTTGAACGACACTATGATTTTGCTATGCAAAAAAGTTCAAACAACAGTCTTTGGTTACACTCAAAGCGATGAGATCAGTCTATTACTTCACAATTACAAAAAGCTTGATTCTCAGGCTTGGTTTGACAATGACATTCAAAAAATTGTCAGTATTAGTGCGGCTATAGCGTCTGCTAAAATGTCCATGCAATATAAAACAGATGTATTATTTGATAGTAGAGCTTTTGTTATTCCAGAGTCAGAGGTGGCAAATTACTTCGTTTGGAGACAACAAGATGCGAAAAGGAATGCCGTACAGATGCTAGCTCAATCCCTATACACTCATAAACAATTGCAAGGAAAGAAGGTGCCTCAACTTTTGGACATGATCAAAAAGAAGGATGGGAAATTTGAAGCATTAACTGACAAGCAGATTTATGGTAGGTGCTGTATAAAGAGTAGTGATATCTGGCAAGTTGATGAAAAGACACCTATTTTCACTTCTGACAGAGGTTATATAGAGGACCATTTAGATATAGAGACAATTAATTTATCAAACAAAAAAGATGAAAAAATTACAAACCCTCCTCGTGGTCTTAGGGGTGTCCCTCTTATTGGGTGGATGTATGAAAAGTACGAGAACAGTATTAAAAGGAAGAATTCTAGAAGCTGAAACCATTTGTGAAGAAACATGGACTGAGTGGGAAGAATACGATGAGTTTCTCGACGAATACGTGATAATTGAAGAGGTTGAGGAGAAGTGTATGACAGATCTAGAGATTGAAGTTACGAGTTCAACCCTACACAATGAGGCTGAGATAGACGTAACAGCAATACAGAATGGTGATGTAATATTTATTGAAAGTGATAAATATGCTGCCGAATTGTTGGATATCGGAGATGTGGTGACATTTACATGCTATTACTATGGTGGCTGGGATTGTGATATTTAATTATAAACTACTAAAATGATAAGAAAAATAATTGATTTAATAGCGAAGCGTAGACACGAGAAGAAATTAAAAAGGAAACGTGAGCGAAAACTTATGAATACTATGGGTGCAATAGGTTCGAATTGGGACAACAGAAAGCTGAACATAAAGAAAAGAGTGAAAGCTTCTGAGGATAAGGCGAAAGCCAATGCTAAAAGAAGATTAGCTAAATTAGAGAAAGAAAAAAATGCAAATAAATGATGATACACAATTTCTTATAGGCTTGGGAGTTATGATATTCCTAATCTCATTGGGCTTAGGCCTACCAGAAATATTTAAGGCGATATTTAATTTTATTTTATTTTAAGAAATGGATGATGTAAAAATCCAACCGTTAGGAAACAGGATCCTTATTAAGCCAGAAGAGATTCAAGAAAAAACACCAGGAGGCTTGATAGTCCCGCCAAGTGCAACCGAGGAAAGGTCTAAGTCGGGCATAATTATAAAGCTTGGAGTAGGTAAGCATGAAGGCGAAGTGGTAAGTTTTGATGTAAAAGTTGGCGACAAAATCGCATTCAGCGGTTTCACATCAAAAGAAGTCGAGGATGGAGGCGAGAAGTATTTGATAATTGATGCTAATGATGTGTTAGCAAAAATTTAATTTTATTTTATATTATATAAAAATGGGTAAGGTAATTATTTATGATGAAGAGGCAAGAAAGAAGCTAAAAGCAGGTGTTGATATGCTTGCTAATGCTGTTAAAGTAACACTTGGACCAAAAGGTCGAAATGTTGCTTTAGCTAAGAAATTTGGGTCACAAACAATCACTAAAGATGGTGTAACCGTCGCTAAAGAGATCGAATTGTCGGATCCTTTCATGAATGTAGGTGCTGAGATGATCAAAGAGGCAGCGTCAAAGACAAATGACGATGCTGGTGATGGTACAACAACGGCTACATTGCTTGCACAAGCAATCGCTACAATGGGGTTACGAAATGTAACTGCAGGTGCAAATCCGATCTCTCTCAAACGAGGTGTATATAAGGGTGTAGAGGCAGTTGTAAAATATCTTGAAGAAAAGGCTGAAAAGATATCAAATACAGATGAAATTGCTCAAGTAGCAACAATTTCTGCGAATAATGACACGAAACTTGGTGAAACTATCGCTAAGATTTTTGAAAAAGTTGGAAAAGATGGTGTAATCACAGTTGAGGAAGCTCAGGGCTTCACAATTGAGGTTGTCTATACAGAGGGTATGGAATTTGATAGAGGTTATGTAAGTCCTTATTTTGTAACAAATACAGAGACATTGGAAGCATCTTTGGATGATCCTTATGTTTTGATTACAGATAGGAAATTATCATCTCTACAAGATATCCAAGCAATCGCTGAGAAAGTCTTACAAGCAGCCAAGAGACCACTTGTAATCATCGCAGAGGAGATAGAAAACCAAGCGTTAGCGACACTTATCGTCAATAAGCTAAAAGGTCTCCTAAATGTTGTAGCTATCAAGGCTCCAGGGTTCGGCGATAGGAAAAAAGAGATGCTTAAAGATATCGCAGTTTTGACTGGTGGTACTTATGTATCAGAAGAGATTGGTAAGACTTTGGATTCAGTTGAAATCACTGATCTTGGTACAGCTAAGAAGGTAATTGTTAGCAAAGAGAACACAATCATCGTTAATGGTGGTGGTGCAAAGGGTGAATTGGATGGCAGAATTGCTGAGATCAAGGCTCAGATTTCAAATTCAACATCTGACTATGACAAAGAGAAGCTACAAGAAAGATTAGCTAAGCTATCTGGTGGAGTTGCAGTCCTTAAGATTGGTGCGGCATCTGAAGTAGAGATGAAGGAGAAGAAGGACCGTGTAGAAGACGCATTAAACGCTACGAGAGCTGCTCTAGAAGCAGGTGTGGTTGCAGGTGGAGGATTGGCATTACACAATGCTCGCAAAGCATTAGACGATGTTAAAACTGATGATGCAGATGAGAATATCGGTTTGGAAATTTTGCGAAAAGTACTAAGCGAACCATTGAAGCAAATTGCAGAAAATGCAGGACAAGATGGCGCAGTAGTAGCTGATAAATGTGGAGGTGACACTGGTTACAATGCAAAGACCGACGAATATGTCGATCTAGTAGAAGCTGGTGTGATCGATCCTGTCAAGGTTACAAGACTAGCTCTAGTCCACGGAGCATCCGTCGGTACTATGCTTATCACAACAGCAGCAGTAGTCGCTGATGACCCTGATGAAGAAAAGGCACCTATGCCACCAATGCCAACAGGAGGAATGCCAGGAATGATGTAACCTGTCGGGTGCTTTCTCATCGGAAGCACCCAGGTTCGTTAGAAGGCTGGTATGGTATTGAATCTAAATTAATCTTTATAACATAATGAACTGGATACAAGTTCCTATGGGTGAAACTGGCTCAACTAGTTCTTTAACGTACAATACAACGTACGAGGACAGTATGGGTACGGAAATCAAATTTGAGAAGAAAAAAGGTTTATCTCCGAGCGTATACTTCAGGTATATTAAAAGTAAATTTACTAAGCTCGAACAAAGGGTTCTAGAGAGAAGAGTTTCAAAGATTGAAAAACTTATGGAAAAGGCAGGGAATTCTGGGCAAATAGCCCTCATGGAGAAACTGTTTAATCTAGCGGTAAAACACACCAGAGAGTCGGAGTTATACGCAAAAGATTATAAAATATTTATAGAAAAGAAATACATAGACAGGTTTATTGGCAAGGTAAGGGAAAAGGCGGTTTCTGAAACAAACATCAAGAACTTCACAGGGATCATACCTGATGACGCTAGAAAGGATATTGATAAGGCGCAGAAACTCAATCTCTTCGATAAAATAACTATTCTTCACTATGACCTTGACAAGAAAAACGTAGCCATGACAGAAGAGGATAAAAAAGACCCGATTGCATTTGGGAAGATTGAAGAGACAGACAGATATTACTTTATTACCGACTGGGAAGACGAGTTCTGCGATTTAACGCTAGAAGATATTGTTGACCAGCTGGACTTAAAGAAATCAGAGATTAAACTAAAAAGGAATCCTATTTAATGCAAATCTAATAAAATGAGCCATTTTGACAAGAGGTTGAAAGAACGGGTGGGTATAAAACTCGGGGTGAAACAGAGGAAAACCCTTTTGAGCCAAATCAAAAAGGGGAACCTACCTATCTACGAAGTCCAAGCAAACAATGTGTACCGATACATGGCAAAAATAAATAATCACCAGACTATAATTGTTTATAACAAAAATAAAGGAAAATTAATTACTATTTTATATAACCGTGAGTAAAATGTTCAAACTAACTAAAGAAATACTAGAGAATGCGAAGCCTCGCTCGGTTGTTACGTCTGGCTTCGCAAAAGATGATCCAAGTGGTGTGAATATGACTAATAGTGGGCAAAACCTGAGGTGGGTACTGTGCAGAGGAGAAATTTCAGACTGGTGCGTATATGTCCACTATGCACATCAGTCCATTGAATGGATCAAAGACCATGGGGACAAGCCATTTTCGAGAAATAATATAGAAAATATTATAGAATTCGACGACGAAGTGTGGGATAGGTATAGATTTTAACTTAGTTTTAGAAATCATGATAAATAACGCATTATTGTACGATGGATACAAAGAGCCTCTAAGAGAATTTGAAGAGGGGTATGGATATAGAGGTGTTTTAGCAAAATCAAAAGATAGAAACTTAATTCAATGTCATATTTGTGCATCTCCATGATGCTATCTCCCCAATAATGTGCAAAAGGGGATATTCAAGTAAAGATACTTAGCTCAAGATCCTGTGAGCCAAAAGCTCTATACTAATCAGTTTTACCTTTATAATCAAAACGTCATGGCAAGTCATCCAGGAATAGAATTATTATATGGAAGCCAATTTTTTAGAGAACAAAGAGCTCTAAGAGCTAAAAATATTGTAGATTGTATAGAACCGCATCTTAACCCTACAGATGGAGAGGCTTTTGCACTAGATTTTGGTAGTGGTAACGGTGAAATCTTACAAGCATTAGGTTGTCGCATAACTGATAGAGCTTGGATGGGTGTTGATGTCTATAATGGTTTAAAGGAAAGAAATCAAAATTTCTTTTTATATGATGGGGGAAACCTACCAGTTCAAGAGAGATGTGTTGATACAGTCGTCATTGGTAGTGTTCTACATCATATCCCGCAAGATGCATATCAAAGAATCTTGCAGGAGCTCTTCAGAGTACTAAAACCAACAGGTCGAATAATCCTTGTTGAAGATTATATTGGGGGAAAAGGCAAAGTCTTCCCATTAAATCAATACATTCGAACCGCAGATGCAGCAATGAATCTTGGAGTCCCAGGAGGACAACTTATGAACCATAAAACCATTCAAGAATGGGTCGATTTATTTCACCAAAATAGATTCGAGTTAGCTAAAGGACCAACGGTAACCCCTGCGAGAGCAGCAATCATTCTCCCATGGGTACTATGTACAATGTCATTTAAGAAAAGTGGGGTGGAGCAAATATAAAGCCCCCCTACTCCACCCCCAATTCACCCAATATCTCAGGAAACTCTTTGATTACAAAGTCCTCCTCAATTGTGCCATCCTGACCTTGGACATTACCATCTTCACCTGGATCAAATAACCCAGATCTAATACCAACCATCTGTGCTCCACGCACATCATTTTTGTAATCATTTCCAAGCATAATTGCATGCTCTGGTTCTACTTTCAATCGGGAAAGTGCTAGTGTGAAAATTGCACTGAAAGGTTTTTCGAAAATTACCTCTTCTGAAGCAACTAGTTCATCAATATATGGCAAAATGCCTGCTGTACGAGCTTTGCGGATCCTAAGTGAGAGGTCACCATCAGAGACAATGCTCGTCCGCACACCAGCTTCTTGTACTTTTTTCAATGTCTCAATTACACCTGGATATAGCTCAATGTTTTTCAAGAAATAATCCCAATACATATCCTCAACATCAGGTAGAAGTGCGAGATCACATTTTTCTACAACCTCTTCAAGAGCAAGACGGAAAACAAGAATTCGACTATGTCGAGTGTGTACGGTCGGAAAATTTCTATGCACTATCAAGTGCTTCTCTAAAACTGTTTCGTAGAATGGTTCCTCATCTAGAGAGTACTTCTCGGAGAGAAATTGAGATGAAAACCTCAAAGCTTTGTTATACAGCTTGTTCGATTTTATCATTGTGTCATCAAGATCTAAAAGCAACGCTTTATACATATTATTATTAGTAAAGATTAATTATCGGCAGGATTTTTACCTTTAATTTGTACCATAAATACACAATATTCACAAATTCAAGTGCTTGAATTACCATATGAACCCGCGGATTACCCGCAACCTAGTTCATAAATAATTCAGAATAAATTCATCTCCCCCTGCTATCATTTACCCATGTTACCAAGAGAAAAATATACAAATCGTGGAATCGAAGCACTCTCAGACACAGAACTGATCGCTTCAATCATCGGATCAGGCACAAAAGATGCCGATTTCCTTACAATTTCACGCAAAATACTTAAAAAACTAAAGAAAACCCACACTTCCAAACAACTACTCTCCAAAGAAATCCTCAACATCAAAGGTGTCGGCCTCGCCAAATCTCTAAAACTCCTCGCTGGTATCGAACTTGGTCGCCTCAGTAGCAGGATTGCGATATGGATTTTTATAACTGTATCTTCTAGCTGTTGCCTCGCTACCGTCGCATCCATGATTTTCTCATCCAGATAGGCTCTTCATTTGAGGCCTACAAGACAGGGGAACTTAAAAGTTTCATCTAAAGTTCTCCTGTCACAAACTCCCATCACCATTAATACGACTTGACAGGATTCGATTGTGAGATGTACAATGAAGTGTGAGTACATGTACGTTTGACTGAAAGGTCGGAGTAGCTAAATACTTATACTGATAGGGAAGGTTCCCAACTTTTCTAGTCTGACTGTCCAGCTGGCAAGCAGAAACTATCAGTTCTTTTCAAAATCAAACCGATTTTGATATAGGAAGAGATAAAAAAACTCTGTCCAAAACATAACCCCCTTTCGGGGGTTGTGTTTTTAGCTAAGTTATTGGTGAAACTACTTTGCAGAAACACTCGATTCTCTGCTTACTTCTACCTCTAGTTCCTCCTGCACAAGTATTCAAAGCATCCTCATCCATTTTCCAATATGCAACAGGATCCCGTCGAACTGGTGCACCATATTTGTTATACACAGTAGTACCATTGCCTTCATCAAAAGAGAGATGCAAAACTGGTGCAACGGATATCTCTTCACTCCCAAACGAGCCAACTACTGGTTCTGTAGCAGCATATTTGCGAATACGGACATAGTAGAATCTTGATGTCATATCACCAGCCCAACCGGTGCTTCTACAATATCTAGCTATTGAAATTGCAAAGCTATCAAAATCTATAGCTGGCTTAGTTTGTGCAGTACCATATTCTGTTCCCTCAACATAATAACGACCATTTGTTCCATCATCTACAATCTGATCCTCATAGTTATAGTTATTCCAAGTTGAACCAGCAGAGGGATTATAAATTGCAACATCAGCAGCTGTTGCACCTAAATCACTTTGAACACCTGTGTACCACGAATCATCATTGATTATGCCGTATCCATCATAATCAACATCTCCATCGTCATTAAAAGAATACCGCATAAAACCCATTATATTTGCACTGGTTGTATTCACCATTGAGCGATCTGTTTCAATAATGAACTCACCTGTCACAGATTCTGAAAGGGTTGCATTGAGCAGAACCGTTTTCCAAGTATTATCATTCGAACATGTCCCCCAACTATCAGCATAGAGATACCCTCCTGTTACAGCCATAGAACCAACTCCACTCAAAGTCCATTTATCAGTATCTAAACTACTACCTTCAAAATCATCAAAAAATATAAATGTGTCATCACCACTCGATCCAATACTCGCAGCAGGATTTCCGTAATACATAAAAACTTCTGTGGAAGGGGCCTGTATTCTTTTTATCTTAACCCAAATGTCTGTAGCACTTGTATTACACCCATTATCGATCCAATATGATAATTCCACACCATTTCTGTCTGTGAAACGTATGTCATCACAATCACTTTGTAATTTACCAGCTGAGACAAGTGTCGCTGTATCAATATCTTCAATAAGTACTTGATAATTATCAATTGCAGCACTTCCACCATATTCAATAGGAAGTTCTTGTCTATATCTCCACATTTGCTCCCACCAAACAGCCTCTGCTTCACTTGGATTGGACAGAATAATAATACCAATTGTTACTGGGATGAAAAACAGCGCACAAATAATCAGCACTTGGAGTCTCTTTTTAGTTGAGAGTTTTCGGATATCTTTGAGAAAATTTTTAAAGATACTCTGAGCAGATTTCATTTCACAAATACTAACAAAATATTATATCGATTATAACATTGTTAGTTGCGAATACCCACATTTTTTACATAGTTTTGGAGAATTTTCTTGAATGTTTGAAGTTCTTTTGTTGAAAAGCCTTGCCTATGAGTATAAATTGGGTCGATTGTCTTTTCACCTTGGAAGTTTTGAATATAAAATTGCTTTGCACCTCGAGCAAGCTCACCAATACCTTCAATTGAGGTCTCATCATGCAAACCTGGAACAACTGTTGTTCGGAATTCATATTGTAAATCATTATCCATTATAATTTTTACACTTTTCTTAATATCTTTAAATGTGCTATTGCCACTTGTAGTTTTTCGATACCGTCTTGGAGAGTTTTTAATATCCATTGCCCAATAGTCGACAATATCTTCAGAGATAATTTGATCAAGTAAATCAGGAGAAGAACCATTTGTATCAAGTTTCACAAGGAAACCGAGTTCTTTTACTTTTCCAATAAATTTCAACAATCCTTTATGAAGCATCGGCTCACCACCTGTAATACATATTGCATCCAGTTTTCCAATTCTCTTCTTAAGAAATTCAATAATCTCACTCTCATCCAATAAATCTTCCTTACATTTTTCTGTAACTAATTCTGGATTGTGACAAAATGGACAGCGGAAATTACACCCGTATGTGAAAAGTGTTGCAGCTACTTTTCCAGGATAATCAATTAAAGTTGTTTTCTGAATAGAGTAAAATTTCATTATGGATTAACTTTGAAAAGCCTTTCACGTCTTTTATTCCATTCAGCTTGTTTACCTTTATTCCACAATTGAACAGGACGAATATATCCAATTACTCTTGAATAAACCTCACATTTTGTACGTTTTGCAGCTGTTTTAACGTTTTTTTGTTTAGTTTGCATAATTATTTAGATAAAATTTAAATATTTTCAGATGTATCATGCTTATCACGTTGAGTTTCAACATTTGTCTCCTCAATATAGCCGATTTCTTGATCACATTTCGGACAATATTCGTGCTCTCCTGATAAATAATCATGTTTAGGACAAATACTAAATGTCGGAGTTATTGAAAAGTATGGCAAATTGTAATTATTTACGATATTTTTCACAAGTTTCTTCGTACTCTCACCATCACTTACCCTTTCACCTAAATATAGGTGGACAACAGTACCACCAGTATATTTACATTGCAATTCATCTTTACACAAAAAACCTTTAAAAGCTTCCTAAGAACCTCTTGGTCGTCCACCTGGACCACATATTTGCCTACTATGACTTCATGTAATGTCATTTTTCTTACTTGTTAAAATTATTATTCAATTGTAACACACTTG